GCTGCATGACAAAGTCATCGGGCATTATCTGAACATAAAACACTATCAGTAAGTTGGAGTCATTACCCCCTGGCTGATGCTATTCATCAGGCTAAATATGTATCCGCAATTTTCTCCCGTCTTGTAAAAGGGCAAGGAGAATCGTAATGGCAAAGGCTTTTACACCAGAACAGAGGGAAGAACTGAATAAACAAATTGTGGAACTCGTACGCCTGAATGGACGAGGAACGGTTAGGCAACTTGCGGATGAAACTGGTATTAGCCGGTGTGCTGTTAGTCGTTTATCAAGAGAGCTTGCTGCCAGTGGTGATTTGTATATCTCTGGCTCCGGGATATTTCTGTCTGCACAAGCACGCAAGGACTGGCAAAACGCCCGTAAAAAGCTATCAAGAGTAAAGCCGAAGAAATCGGTAGTGGTTGATCCAGACCTTATCTGGTCATTACCTGACGGAGAAATACGTCGTTACGACAGGCGCTTGAACATGATTTGTCACGATTGCCAGAAGAGCGAAGTTATGCAGCGTGTGCTGGCGTTTTATCAGGGAAATCTTCAGGAGGTAGTACTGTGAGTGAAATCAATTATCAGGTACTGCGTGAGATAGCAAAACAGGCAACACAGGGTGAATGGGTCGCATTTATTTCGCCGGGTACTGGTACGTATGCAGTGCATACGCCCGGTGATAAACGATGTGAAGACGTTATCAAATGGACCGGCTTTGACGGACAGAAAAACGCAGAGAACAACGCTCATTATATCGCAGCTTTCAACCCTGAAGTAGTGCAGGCACTGCTGGATGAACGAGAGGCTCAAAGCAAACGCATTGCAGAGCTGGAGGCCAGTTGCGCGGCTCTGGCGGCGGAGAATGCGGCGCTGAAGGCCGGGGCTATGTATTTCTCATATGGCTCTGAATTTAGTTTCGAGTGTCACAAAACTGCTGAGGAGGCTATCGCTGCTGCTGAGGCTGCAATTGACGACTATAGAGGCGATGCTTGCGATGGATGGAGCGAAGAGGTCGAAAGCATTTGCTGGGGGGTAATTATTCAGCAGGCAACCAAGGTCGGTGAACGCAAGAAGAGGAAATGCGACAGAGTATCACCATGGATTGAAAGAGTTTGTGATTATGAGCTTCGACCTAATGTCGAAACCCCAGCCACCGACTCTTTCCTGTCTGAAGTGCGGGCGCAGGGGGTGGAAATGTTTGCACAGAAATGTAACTCAAAATCCGAACAGTCGCTTGCATCTGATATACGCGATAACTGGAAACTACTCGGTGAGCATGCGACTGACTTTGCCGCAGAGATTCGCAAAGGAGAGTGATATGACCACTATTACCAGAGAAAACTCGAAGATTAAATCATTCATCAATGGCTTCCTGAGCGACCCGGCGCACGATAACCAATCCTCAGACAGCCTGCTTGCCAATGTGTTTCGTATCGCACAGGCATCGCTGGAAGCAGAACCGATGGCGTGGCGATATCGCTACGTGAAAAAAGGCATTACGGACTCACAGGGGGAGCCGTGGGTTGGTGACTGGAAATATGTACCGACAAAAGAGGGTTGCAACGACAGACCGAACTATGAAATTCAGGCGTTATTCACTGCCCCGCCTGTGCCACTGACACCAGAAGGATTGATTAAAGCAGTGCGCTTCTATGAACAGGTTAAGCGTGAAAATCCGCCAGTCGAAACCGGAGCATGGAAAGACGCTGTTGACTGGGTGCTCAAAGAGGCTTGCCAGGCTGTAAACATTGGTACCAAAGGAGATTGATATGAGCACTTTTACCGACAAAGAACTGATTAAAGAAATCAAAGAGCGCATAGGCAGCCTGGACGTGAGAGACAATATTGAGCGCCGGGCTTATGAAATAGCGTTAGCCTCGCTGGAAGCAGAACCGGTGGCATGGCTGCATTCAGACAATGGCTTAGGTATTCCGGCAATAACCCGGAGTAAAAACATTGCTGACAGTTGGTTATCAAAGGGCTGGTATGTTCAGTCATTATATGTAGCCCAGCCACTGCCGGTGGTGCCGGATGATAATCGTATTCAGTTTTCTGTTTCACTTCCTGCAGCGTTTGGTGGAGATAAATATTTTATTGATGGTGTATTTCAACCTTTGAGATATGAGCGTGACTGTGAAAGGGCGGTTGTGGCCGCTGGCGGTGTAGTTAATTGGGTTAAGTAATTTTCAGGAGGATTTATGGCGCTGACACCGGCAGAACGGCAAAGGAGACGCAGGGAACGGTTGAAGAAGGAAGGCACATCAAGACGGGACTGGATTCTAGAACCTGACGAGTTACGTATGTTGGGGGAAATTTGTGTATTGCGTAGACCAGGGCGAGTTCCATATTCGGAGAACGAAGTCATTGGTTTGCTGATCAGGAAAAACTATAAGGAGCTGCAGAAGCAGCTATCTACTACTTGCCCGCGATGTGGTCAAAAAATGCCTGTTTCAGAATGCATTTTTGATGGCGAAGGCTCATGCCACCTTACAACCACGAGGTTGAAACTTGCGCTCAAAGCGTGACTGGTCACGGAGGGATAAATGGATAAAAAGGCATTGCTTTTTGAAATGATACGAAAACGGAGCGAAAAGAGCTTTTCTGATGGTGGTGATGGGTTTGTTTTCGCTTCGATGCTTGCTTTTGATGTTGGGTTAAATAGCAGAATTGTTAAAAGGATGCTTGATTCTGCTGTCCGTACTGGACTTCTTGAGAAAGCTGATCGTGGCATAGGGAGAGAGCATAAGTATCGGGCCACACAGCAGTTTACGCAGTTAATTCATTGAAAATTGACCGTAAAGTTTGAGTTTTACCCTGTAATTTTATACAGTATAAATAACCTTTTTTAGTTAAATGGTATGAGATTTAATGTCTGAAGCAGCCGTATCAACTCTTGAACAACTCGATTCAAATTTAAGAGATATTGACGCCGTTCTGGATCTGGTTAGCGTCACCCTGGCTTCTCCAGAAGCCAGCCTACATATTGGTGAGGTTTCACGACTCATCAACATGTCGCGAGAGATTGCCCAGCATTGTCAGAAAACTATCGCTGTTGAGCGTTCACATCATTGATGCACACCCCGCCCTTCTGGACGGGGTGGTAAAAGGGTCTAATTAATAAACAGCGCGAATATCGATGGTTGCGCCGCAGGCATGAGCATATTTAGCCAAAGTTTTCATACTTGCCCCTAAAGGATTGCTTTCCAGGCGGCTGATGGCTGACGGGCGCAACCCCATTCGTTCAGCCAGAGCTGATTTCGTTAAACCTGCTCTTTCCCTCATTTCGTATAACATTTCTACCATCTCCAGCTCTTTGTCGGCCTCTTCATATCCTTTGACGGCTTCTGGAGTGTTGAGGAGTTTTTCTTTTACTTCGTTAAACGGGATGCCTTTCGCTTTCATCAGTTCATCTCCTTCAGGCGAGTTCTGGCGATTTCGATAGCCTTCACCGGTGTTTTCTGTGTCTTTTTTACAAATGCATGCAATAGATAAATTTCGTTACCAGTCGCGTAGGCGTACAGCGTTCTTGCGATGTTTTTATCCCCTACTCGTAGTTCAAAAAGCCCTCCACCTATTACACGGCTATGAGGCATCTTCAGTTTGTTGCCTTCTTTCTCCAGTCGCTCAATTAATCTGGTCATGCGACCTCGCAAATCATCTGGTAGTTCAAGCAGTTCATCCAGTGCTGCAGGGTGGGTTATCACGTTAAACATATTATAGCCTCCATACCCATAAAATACACCAAAACGAGAAAACAGCGCAAATTAAAAATTTCACTAAAAAGTGAAAAATAACACTGGATGTGTTCGTTTGGCAGAGTTACAGTTCGTGTCATTGAGGGGCAATAACCTACTAACTATATGAATTTGGAGGATATTATGAATTATCAAGGTAACGAAAAAATGCGCGACGACGTTGCGGAGATAGCTAACGAACTGTATGAGTTGTGGCAGAAGGTTGAACGTTTCGAAAAGGAATATGGTTTCAACAGTACCAACCTAGCAGACCGACTGGCTGGTCGCTTAGTTGGGACTATGGGGTCAAAACTGGCTGAGTTGAACCGCTTTATGGCTGATGTTGATTTCCAGTTTCAAGATTGATTAGAGAGGCGTTATGAATATTAATGAAATTCGTGGAAATATGACTGAAGCGGCCCTGAGTGTGGAATGTGTTATGCGTGGATACCCACGCATTTCCCTGAAAGAGTTAAGCGAAGCCTGTTTTTTGAGTCAAGTTGCCGTTGAATTTATCATCGAACAGATGATCTGTTTTGGGGTTGCAAAGCGTAGTGGATCTGGTCGATATTCTTTGACCGATGAATATAAGCAGGCAACTTTCTAAAAACTGTGCGACCACGGTCGCACAGCACAAAAACGAAAAAGCTTGGCAAAATGACGGTTTTTAGTTATTGTTTTATTAAGTTGTGTTTTTTGTACCCAACAGCCAACAAGCCGCCTTTATGGCGGTTTTTTTGTGCCTGAAAAGTGGGCGCAGGACAAGTTGCAGCTTGTCCTGCGGTCAACCCATGCCAGAGCTATAGGCTGAACCTAAAGCCCACCCGCGATGCGCATCGCCGGGTTAGCTTACCCAGGCAAAAAAATAATAGCTATGTTCAAAACCACTAATATTCATGGCGCACAACTCGTTTGCGCAGATTCTCTGCAATTTATCAAAACCATCCCTGATAACTCGGTCAATTTGATTGCAACAGACCCACCATACTTCGGCGTAAAGGCTAACGCATGGGATAACCAGTGGGATAGCGATGCTGACTTTTTGGGGTGGATTGACGAATTTTTGGCAGAATTTTGGCGGATATTGGCCCCTAATGGCAGCCTGTATATGTTTACCGGCTCTCGCCTTGCGTCAAAAATTGAATTATTAACTCGCGACCGTTTCAATGTTCTGAACCATATCATTTGGGCTAAACCCAGTGGTATGTGGCGCGGTTGTCATAAAGAAAGTTTAAGGGCTTATTTTCCTGCTACTGAAAGAATATTATTTGCAGAGCATTACGGCGCGTCAGGTTATGCTAAAGGTCAGTCAGGTTATGCTTCAAAATGTGCAGATCTAAGAAAAAATATTTTTTCTCCACTAATTGATGCTTTTTCGCTGGCTCGCCGTCAGTTAGATATATCAGCCGCAGACATTAATTCAGCGACAGGAAAGCAGATGTGTTCGCACTGGTTTTCTTATTCGCAGTGGCGGCTTCCATCATTAATTGATTTTAATAAACTATGCGAATTATTTCGCAGGAAGGCAGATTCACTCGGTGTCCCGTGTCCATATCCTTTTAATGTTGATTATTCAGAACATGAAAAGCGTTATAGCGATCTGAAATTGCATTATGAGGAAGTAAAGAAGCAGTATGATGATTTGAAGGCTCAGTATGAAAATTTGCGCCGCCCATTTCATGTTACTGCTGATGTACCTTATACCGATGTATGGGAGTTTCCTCCTGTGCAATATTATCCTGGCAAGCACCCATGTGAAAAACCTGCAGCGATGATGGAACATATTATAAAAAGTAGTTCACGCCCCGGAGATATCGTTGCCGATTTCTTTATGGGATCAGGCTCTACTATTAAAGCCGCGCTGAAGTTAGGTCGTCAGGCAATCGGTATTGAGATTGAGGGTGAACGTTATCTTCAGACAGTTGATGAAGTGAAAAAGTTATTTGAGTAACTGAAGAATATATTCCCCTGCCGTTTTTGATGGGGGTTATTTCTCGCCGTATAGTTTCCAAGCCGAAACCTCAGCAACTATTGCGAGGTAATAGATATGAAGATGGATGAACGATACAGCAGCGCACCTTATGGTAGTGCTGGTCTTACTGCGTTCTTTGCCAGCCTGTCATTGCAGGATTGGGGCTTCATTATCGGTGTCGCGTTCAGCATTATCCTCGGTGTACTTACATACCGGCTCAATAAACGCGAGCAGATGAAGCGCACGAAGATATTGCAGGACATATTGGATAAAACTGATGCCAATAATATTTCCGCCACGGCGATGGTTATTGGTGAATTGGGAAAGAGAGCACCGAAGGAAATATGATGCAGTCATCATTACGCAAAGCTGTCGCAACTGCTATTGGTGGCGGGGCTATTGCCATAGCATCTGTGCTCATCTCTGGTCCGAGCGGCAACGATGGTCTGGAAGGTGTGAAACATAACCCCTACAAAGACATCGTTGGTGTATGGACTGTATGTTACGGGCATACAGGAAAAGACATTATGCTCGGTAAAACGTATACCGAAGCAGAATGCAAAGCTCTCCTGAATAAAGACCTTGCTACTGTCGCCAGACAAATTAACCCGTACATCAAAGTCGATATACCGGAAACAACGCGTGGTGCTCTTTACTCGTTCGTTTACAACGTGGGTGCAGGCAATTTCAGAACATCGACGCTTCTTCGCAAAATCAACCAGGGCGATATCAAAGGTGCATGTGATCAACTACGTCGCTGGACATATGCTGGCGGTAAGCAATGGAAAGGGCTGATGACTCGCCGTGAGATTGAGCGTGAAGTCTGTTTGTGGGGGCAGTAATGAGCAGAGTCACCGCGATTATCTCCACACTGGTTATCTGCATCATCGTCTGCCTGTCGTTGGCTGTTAATCATTACCGTGATAACGCCATCTCCTATAAAGAGCAGCGCGACAAAAACGCCAGAGAGTTGAAGCTGGCGAACGCTACCATCAAAGACATGCAGATCCGCCAGCGTGATGTAGCGGCTCTGGATGCCAAATACACGAAGGACTTAGCTGATGCCAAAAAGCAGCTTGATGATTTGCAGCGTTGTGTTCGCACTGGCAAGTGTGGGCTGCACCTCAACGCCAGATGTCCCGCGAACGGAACGACCATCACCGGCGGCCTGGGCGATGCTACCGGCCCCCGACTTACTGACTCCGCTGAACGGGATTATTTCATCCTCAGAGAGCGAATCGTCACAGTGACGAAACAGGTTGGATATTTGCAGGAGTACATCAGGACGCAATGCCTGAATTAATCCATCTGCATCAAAAACTAACTTAATTTGTTGGATAGTAAATGAAAATTTATATTGCCGGACCAATGACGGGATATGAGAATTTTAATCGTGACGCCTTTAATAAAGAGGCTGAGCGTTTGTCACGTCATGGTCATTCGGTCCTGAATCCAGCCACTTTACCCAATGGCCTGACGCAACGTTAATACATGGATATTTGCTTTGCAATGCTTCGTTCTGCTGATGCTATTTTGATGCTTCCTGGCTGGAAAGCGTCTGCTGGAGCAACTGCTGAGTATCATTACGCATACAAGATGGAGATGCCGGTATTCACTACGCTGAATTACCCGCCAGCTTGTTCCTCTGTAGCATAAAAATCTCTTTGTTTCTCGTGTGCGACCGTGGTCGCACGCTAAATTCCGCGCTGCATCGTCGCCGTATTCCCGCATTAACTATGACCGTAGCCCGACGGGGAACTCCTCTGCGCGAGTGTGCGGAAATAATCAAAAACGATGCACACCGGGTTTTTACCGCGCTATTGATTCGCGGGTTTGTCCCTCATGCTCGCCAGTCCTGTGCGAGGGTGGAAGAAACAGGGCATGTATTCAGGAGCGTGCGACCGTGGTCGCACGGTATCTTTGTCAGGAGGTTTTGATGAAAGAGTTGCAAAAAATTAATTCAATAATGGAAAGATTAAGTGCTCTTGAGCGTAAGCTGGACGATTGTGGAGAACTGTGTGTTGAAAAGCAAAATGAGCTTTACCGGGAATTTTTTACAATCGTAAGTGAGCTGATGCCAATTGTTAATAACTGCCTGATGTCATCCAGATATTTTACGGAGAATGTTAATGTAAAACTGCTGGAAAGAATTGCTGGTGATGTAACAAGAGAGATGGCAGAACAATTTGTGGCAATGAGCAATAAAACAAAAAGAAAAAAGGCATTGCTTGTAACAGCAAATCAGCTTTTAGGGCGCGTTGACTTTCAGGTCAGACAGGGTGGGCGTGTACTGGTAAATGATGCGTTCGTTGGACGTTGCTTTAGTCCTTACTCGATGAAATATGATGTTGATGCAGATGATCAGGATATCAGCATTTCCTGGAAATCTGAGACAGCAGGGATTGTATTAACAGCAGAGTTGTTGAGTAATGATAAAAATGATGGCCAGCATCATTTTGACGAAAAAAATCATATTTCTGAAATTTGTATGAAGCCACGTAGTGGAATGACTTTATTGTCACGAACTCTTGCTGCTGGCTTTTCTGCACCGGGAAAACGTGTGCTTCTGGTAGTGCCTGAAGATTCAGATATTCGACCGCTGAATGGTTGTGATGTTATTAGTGCAAAAACATTGCATACCCGCGCCATACCTGTACTGGATGTGGTCATCATTGATGATGTTGAGAAATGCAAGTCTGTTTCCTCAACGGCCACAATCAAACGAATTTTACGTTGTAGCACGTCGGCTGTTGTATTCCGGAAGCAGTTACATAACTAACCAGTTTTGTTTTGCAGAACATCCTCAACTAAAAGCTTATAGAAAGAGAGCCTGAGATATTTTTTCTGTCTCTCGTAGTTGTTTATTTTTTTTCGAACAGGCTTACAACTTACAGGATATAAACATGCAAGAAGAAGCAAATAAAATTCTTGTTGATTTATTGAAGAAGGCCAGCGATGGAATTGATTCCGCCATTGCATTCAGTCAGGCTCAGATTCCGGATGTTGTTCATCAGTTGCTGGTATGGAATATGGTTGATAGCCTGATTAAAACATTAATAGCTATTTCAACAATCCCGCTGGTTATTTGGTTTATGAAGAAACAGTGCAAAAAAGTTGAAATTGGTAAGTTCGATAATGAAGGACGCTCATGGGATAATGGACAGCCTAAATACAAACCGACTATGATTTGGGAAAGTGACGGTAGGTTAAGTGGTTTTGTCTTACCATTAGTAGCAGTTTTTATTCTATGGTTCAGTTTTATTATTTCTGTAGTAGCCAATATGACATGGTTAAAAATTTGGCTGGCACCTAAGTTATATCTAATCGAATACGCAGCATCACTAATTAAATAGTCCATTACAAAAGCCATTCGCTACTGAGTGGCTTTGATAATGGCTTATACCCTGCACGGGATAACTTAACTGATATCCCTTTTAACGGATAAAGGTATTCAAGCCTGACACATCATGCGCTGTATCGTCGCTGTATTCCCGCATTAACCATGACCGTAGTCCGACGGGGAACTCCTCTGCGCGAGCATGCAGGATGTTGATTCATTGCTGTGCGACCGTGGTCGCACGACGCAGGTCTGTCAGACATTGAATTCATTGCGAATAAACTAGAACGCCTGCGGGTCCTTTCCGGCGATCCGGCAGGCTACGGGGCGGAAGGCGCGCGGGTTTTCGCTATTTATGAAAATTTTCCGGTTTAAGGCGTTTCCGTTCTTCTTCGCCGTAACTTAATGTTTTTATTTAAAACACCCCCTGAAAAGAAAGGAAACGACAGATGCTGAAAACGGGCTTTTTGGCCTTTGTTGTTTCCTTTCTCTGTTTTTGTCCGTGGAATGAACAATGGAAGTCAACAAAAAGCAGCTGGCTGATATTTTCGGTGCGAGTATCCGTACCATTCAGAACTGGCAGGAGCAGGGAATGCCCGTTCTGCGAGGCGGTGGCAAGGGTAATGAGGTGCTTTATGATTCTGCCGCCGTCATAAAATGGTATGCCGAAAGGGATGCTGAAATTGAGAACGAAAAGCTGCGCCGGGAGGTTGAAGAACTGCGGCTGGCCAGCGAGGCAGATCTTCACCCCGGAACACTTGAATTTGAGCGCCATCGCCTGACTCGTGCTCAGGCGACGGCGCAGGAACTGAAAAATGCCAAAGAATCGGCTGAAGTGGTGGAAACCGCATTCTGTACTTTCGTGCTGTCGCGTATAGCAAGGGAAATATCCAGTATTCTCGACGGTATTCCTCTGTCGGTGCAGCGACGTTTTCCTGAGCTGGATAACCGGCATATTGATTTCCTGAAACGGGATATCATCAAAGCCATGAACAAAGCAGCCGCGCTGGATGAACTGATACCGGGGTTGCTGAGTGAATATATCGAACAGTCAGGTTGACAGGCTGCGGCATTTTGTCCGCGCCGGGCTTCGTGCCCTGTTCAGGCCGGAGCCGCAGACCGCCGTTGAATGGGCGGATGCTAATTACTATCTCCCGAAAGAATCCGCATACCAGGAAGGGCGCTGGGAAACACTGCCCTTTCAGCGGGCCATCATGAATGCGATGGGCAGCGACTACATCCGTGAGGTGAATGTGGTGAAGTCTGCCCGTGTCGGTTATTCCAAAATGCTGCTGGGTGTTTATGCCTACTTCATAGAGCATAAGCAGCGTAACACCCTTATCTGGTTGCCGACGGATGGCGATGCCGAAAATTTTATGAAAACCCACGTTGAGCCGACCATCCGCGATATTCCGTCGCTGCTGGCGCTGGCTCCGTGGTATGGCAAAAAGCACCGGGATAACACGCTCACCATGAAGCGTTTCACCAATGGTCGTGGCTTTTGGTGCCTGGGCGGTAAAGCGGCAAAAAACTACCGTGAAAAGTCGGTGGATGTGGCGGGTTATGATGA